GCGCTCGGTCACCCGGTCACCCCAGCGCAGGTCGTGCTGTGCATGCTGGACCTCAAGCTGGCTCGGCTGCAGCGGGATCCCGGCCACCAGGACAGCATGGTCGACGTCATCGGCTATGCGGCGCTGCTGAACGAGGTGACGCGATGAGGTGGGCACCACGAGGCTTCGGCGGCGAGCGCCAGCCGCCCGAAGACATCAAGCGACAGGGTTGGCAGGCGCAGCGCGTGTTGGTCGTCGATGCCGACGACGAGCGTCTGACCTGGCCCGAGCGCGAGTTGATCCGCCAGCTCGGCGAGAAACTCTACGGCAACAGGCCGAAGCGACAGGAGACGCGACATGGCTGACTGGACGCCGGAGATGGTCGAGGAGCGGCTGATTGAGGCGGCTGCCGTCCTGCGGCGGCTTCCCGCGCAACGGGGTCAGGGTTACTTCAGCACGTGGCCGCAGATGTTCGTCGAGTTCTCTGACCTGGTCGGGCAGACGCCAGAGCCGATGCGGCTGCCACCCCCGACCGCGGCCGCCATCAGCCGAATGGAGGAAGCACTGGTGTGGTGGGCCTGGCTGGAGCCGATCGACTCGAAGATCGCTTGGCTTAGGGCCAGCGGCATGCGGTGGAAGCAGATCTGCTGGACGGTAGGTCTCGCGCGCGCAGCGGCGCACGAGCATTGGCTCTACGCACTTTGTATCATCGCGTGGCGACTTAATGGCCACTCCGAATCGAGGTTGACGGGACGACGTTCGGCAATTTCGCGTGTTCTGATCAAGCGCAGGCTAAAACCAACAGGGCATGCCTCTGACTGACTGCAAGCAAGGCACGATGACTGACTCCTTGGGGAGAGTCAGCCATCGCTATACGAGAGCCTGATGGTGTGGGAGAGGCTCTCCTTGCGTCGAGGGAAGCTGGGTTGGCTTTGGTTGGACCCCTCGACGACTCCGAATAGCACTTCTGGAAGAGACTTTTGAGAAAGTCACAACCATATTGGTTGTTTCCAAAGGTGGCGGCCTGATTCGGTAAGACGTATTTACCTCTCCGACATTGGCCACTGAATACAAAATGAAATCTGCTTTGATCTTGCTGACCGTCGCGTTCACCTTGATGGGCTGCGATGGCATGAGCCGATCGCAAAAGGGAGCCCTCACCGGCGCCGCTCTCGGCAGCGGTATCGGTTTGGTCGCCGGGGGCTCGGCTGGCCAGGTGATCGGTGCCGGCCTGATCGGAGGTGCGGCGGGCTATATCGTGGGCAGCATACCTTGAATAGCGCGGGCTTCGGAGCCGATGTGACGCAAACGAAGCAAGCTCTGGAAATGTCAGTTGGGAGATCGGCGCATGTTCTCCATCGTCGAGCTGGCTGCATGGCGCGCACTCGGAAGAAGCATTCTTTCCGAGACAATAGGTGCAGCCAAGCTGGTTTTTGTCCATCTGTACGGTGGCATAAATTCCAATCAGTATCTTGATTATCAATAGCAAGTCGTAAAGCAACGTGTGTGGTCGTCGCCTAACGAGACAACTCGTTGATGCTGTCCGTTGTCAGATGAAGAGAGAACGAATTATGAAGAAATTCTCCATCGCTGCTGCTGCCGCGGTGATCGCGTTGCCTGCGACGAGCCAGGCTCAGGGTCAAACCTCAGGCTTCTACATCGGGGCGGAAGGTGGCCTTAGTTGGCTTCTGAACACGACGGTCATCTCGAACACGACGACCAGCGGTGGTTCCCTCAACGCCGTGCAGGTCACTCCGCAAACTGGCTGGATGGTGGGTGGCGTTATTGGTTACGACTTCGTCGGCCCGCGCGTTGAGCTCGAGGCTATTTTCCGCCAGGGATCAGCCAACGTGAGCGTGGTCGGCGCCGGTAATTTTAGTGACCAGATTAGCCAGGTCGGGGTGCTGGCCAACGTGCTGTACGACTTCCTGCCGTCGTCCCCGGTCACGCCGTATGTTGGCGTCGGTGCCGGCCTCGGTTTCGTTACCGCCAGCACGGTATTCGCCTATCAAGGCATCGTCGGCGTGGCGTGGAATGCCGATCAGAATTTCCGCGTGAGCCTCGATGGCCGCTACTACGGCACTACGAATCCGACGCTGAATGGGGTGTCGTGGACCAATAACAACTTCAGCGTGATGTTGGGTGTGCAGTTCAAGTTCGGGGAATCTGCCGCCGCGCCTCCACCGCCGGCGCCGGTGGTTGCGCCGCCGTCGTTCATGGTGTTCTTCGACTGGGATCGCTCGAACCTGTCGGCCCAAGCTCTGAACACCATCAAGCAGGCTGCCGGCACCTACAAGGCGAAGGGTAACGCCCGCATCACGGCGACCGGTCACACCGATACGTCGGGCACCGAGGCCTACAACATGGCGCTGTCGCTGCGTCGTGCGAACGCCGTCAAGGACGCCCTGGTGCGCGAAGGCGTGCCGGCGACCGCGATCGCGGTGGTTGGCCGTGGCGAGCAGGGCCTGCTGGTGCAGACCGGCCCGAACGTCCGCGAGCCGCAGAACCGCCGCGTCGAGATCGTCATCCAGTAGATGGTCAAGAGGTCGGTCGACTAGAAGGCAGCAACAGGCGGTCTCCTGTTGCTGAGGGGAGCGGCGCTCGCGTCTGGCGAGCCTGCTAGCTCTGCGGCTCTCTGTGGCAGAGGTGAAACGGCTGTTGAATGCCCGAACGGAAATGACAGGCCGAAGGCTCGACTAGAGAATCAGACCTGCAGACACTTTTCGCCCGGACAAATTCGGCGTCCCAAGCTAGATTTTCTGCCATGCTCGCGACAGGCGCGCGTGACGGGCATCACCCGCAACACAACGACAAACCGGCGACCACGCTGAGGCGGAGCCGTCGGTTCGGTATCGAGCAGTTGCCGGTTCTATTCCGGCGCCTCCAGCCAGCGCCTCCAGTCGTCGGGATCGTTATCGTCCCAGCCGCCCTCCGGCGGCAGCCAGATGCGACCGTTGTAGGAGATGCGGGCAACGACTTGATTGCCCGCGAACACGAGCGTCGAGGGGAAGTTCCCGCCACCGAGGTCATGGAGCACGATGTAGGCGCGCACGGCTTCGGCTGCCTGCTGCAGCGTATCGACCATGATCTCCTCGGTCGGGGATATTGGCTGATACGGGTCTTGGCCAAAGTCTGGGTTGCCGACCGAGCGCAGGATGATGCGATACATCAGCCGCTACTAGGCTACTCGATACACGCGACCACGGTCATCGACCTTCTCGGACTCGACCTTGAGCCCGAGCTTCTTATTCAAGGCGCCGGACATGGCGCCACGTATTGTGTGTGACTGCCACTGCAGCGCCTCGACGACTTCGGCGATGGTGGCGCCCTCGGGCCGCTTCAGCATCTCGATCAGCCGCGCCTGCTTGCTCTCGGCGTGCGGCGCCTTCGGCTTCTTGGCGGCGGGCTTCGACGTGGTGTGCCTGGCGACGGTCTTGGTCGTGGCCTGCTTGCGGGTGGTCTTCGACATGGTGGCTGCTCCTTGGTACGGGCCGCGACTGCCGCGGCTCCTACTGACCAGAGCCCCGCCAGCCTGAGCCGGTCGGGGCTGGGGAGCGTGGTCAACCGCTACTCGGCGTACTCGCCTTCCCTGAAGGCGCTGTCGGTGATGCGCTTCAGCAGTTCGGCGTAGTGGGCGAGGGTGCCGAAGTGGCCCCAGTCGACTTCGTCTGGGGCCACGTTGAAGTGGTCGTCGCTGAGAGCCTTGAGGCGCCCGAGCATCGTGTCGATCTCGTTCTTCTTGGCGATGTAGGTTTCGAGGGCGGTGCGGCGCATGTCGGTCTCCGTTGTTGGTGACCGCATAAGCGCTTCGTTCGCGGCACGAGCCAAGCAAACAAGCCGATCATCGAATTGCTTTCTGCGGAGCATCACGATCATGGGATTACAGGCGCTGCGACCGCGCGTGGCGACGCTCAGCCTGCAGACGGCGGCGTTGCCGCTAAAGGTCGCGGACCCGTTCTACTCGTCGGCCGCGTGGATCGCGCTGCGTGACCGTGTGCGCCGTGAGGCACGAGGACGATGCCAGGTACAAGGCTGCAGGCAGCGCGGCGCCATCGTCGACCATATCGTGGAGCTGAAGGATGGCGGCGCGCCGCTGGAGCGGAGCAACACGATGTTGATGTGCACGTCACATCATGGAGCAAAGACTGCCGTCGAGCGCGCGAAGCGAACGGCGTGGAGGCCGGGGGGCCTCTGATCCTTGGGACCTTTGGGGTCGTCTGCCGGCGTGGGGCTCACGCAGAGAATTTTTCCCGCCCGCCAATACCGCCAAGAAACGGGCCCGTTTTGAGGCCTCCAGCTGAAAGGCAACAATGACCGCTAAGACGGCTGCAATGCGCCGTACGCGCAGGAAACCGACCCCTGTGCCGGCACCAGGCCCGGTTTGGCCGGCCGACAAGGTCGAGCGCCGGCCGGTGGCGAGCCTGATCCCGTACATTCGCAACGCGAGGGTTCACAGCCCGGAGCAGATTGCCCAGATCGCGGCATCGATCCGGGAATTTGGATGGACTTTTCCGCTTCTTGTGGACGAGCAGGGCACGATCATCGCGGGTCACGGCCGCCTCCTGGCGGCGCAGAGCCTCGGGCTTACCGAGGTGCCGGTAATGGTGGCGACCGGCTGGACGGAGGCGCAGCGCCGGGGCTACGTCATTCTCGACAACAAGGTGGCGCTGAACGCCGCCTGGGATAACGACCTGCTGCCGGTCGAGCTTGGCGACCTCAAGGCCATGGGCTTCGACATGGGCCTGACGGGCTTCGGCGAGATCGAGCTTGGCAAGTTGCTCCTGGATAACGCGGGCGATGGCGATCCCGATGCGGCGCCGGAGCCGCCGGCGGAACCGATCAGCAAGCCCGGCGACCTCTGGATCTGCGGCGAGCATCGGGTGCTGTGCGGTGATGCGACGGTGCGCGCCGATGTCGAGAAGCTGCTGGACGGTGAACTGGCCGACATGGCGTTTACCGATCCGCCCTACAACGTGAACTACGCCAACTCGGCCAAGGACAAGCTGCGCGGCAAGAACCGGCCGATCCTGAACGATGCGCTGGGCGAAGGGTTCGAAGCCCTTCTCCACGCCGCCAGCGCCAACATGCTCGCCGTGACCAAAGGCGCGACCTACATCTGCATGTCGTCATCGGAACTCGACACGCTGCAGAAGGCGTTTCGTGAGGCCGGCGGCAAGTGGTCGACCTTCGTGATCTGGGCCAAGAACACGTTTACGCTCGGCCGCGCCGACTACCAGCGCCAGTATGAGCCGATCCTCTACGGCTGGAAGGACGGCGCCGATCACTACTGGTGCGGCGCGCGCGACCAGGGCGACGTCTGGTTCTTCGACAAGCCGGTGAAGAACGACCTGCACCCGACGATGAAGCCCGTGGCCCTGGTCGAGCGCGCCATCAGGAATTCGTCGAAGAGCCGGGATATCGTACTCGATCCCTTCGGCGGCTCAGGCACCACGATGATTGCTGCGGAGCGAACGGGGCGGCGGGCACGGTTGCTGGAACTTGATCCGCGGTACGTCGATGTGATCGTGCAGCGGTGGCAGGGGACGACGGGTGGTCGTGCCTGCCACGCCTCTACGGGTGGCTGATTTCTAAGCCCTAAGAGGTTTGCCGCTTGCGTTCCGCGGTCTTCGTAATGCGCCGGAGTAATGGTCGGACGGCAAAGGGAAGGCAGGCAATCAGAATACTAAGGGCCAGTTTGCTAGTTGGAGAACGCCGGTCTAGATTCAGTGCTCTGTAACCGCCAACGCCCTTGCTTGCATCGCCATGTGTCGGCCAGGCTGCTTTGCACGAGGCTCGAAGCCGCCTGGTGACGAAGTTCTGGACGACTATTCACCCACCTCATAACAACGTCCCGCATTTGGCTGGCTGTTACCTCATTCGGCACACAGACAAGTTTTTGGCGCGTTCTTGAACTCTGTACTGAGTCAATCATGTCCCATGTGCCTTTGATGTAGGATATGCAGAGTCCTTCCCATTCCGGAGTCATGCACCACTTGTGAAGCTCATTGCCATCCACGAATGCCCACTGAGCACTCGCCGGTGCGGTCAACGATAGGCTCGCCAAGAAGGCCATTTTCGTCAGGATTCGCATTGTCGATTCTCTAAATATGAAACTGCTATCGACGAACATTCTCTTCACAACCGGCCCCTTGCTGCCGATTCGGTAAAATGGGTTGTTGGGTCATGTGCTGACCTTCTGCTCCAGTGTCCGTGCCCGTAGGGTCTACAGCGTCTCCGAGCGCTGTCTGGCTCATGCCAAGCAATCGACGTTGGCGCAGGCGCGCTCCGACGTGAACATCTACGGGATGAAACGGCATCAAGTGTCCTCCGCCAACGCTGTTCACTATTTTTGTGGGCGACAGGTTGCAGGGTGTGGGGCCGCTCCCAATACTAAAGCATGCGGGATTCCTTCCAACGCCGCGAGGCCAAATGGTTTCACAATGAATGTTTCAGCGTGAACGGTCCTTCTAGAGGGCGGACGAGCGCCGCTGCCCCATCTTGTGTGCAGCGATAGCTGATTTGGCTCGCCAGAAATTTTAGGGACAGAGGATTAGCGAGTGACGAATTCCCGCGCCGGCCGGCCCGCGCATGTGCCGACTGACGACACCCGCAAGCTCGTGGAGTCGCTGTCCGGCTTCGGCATACCCCAGGACGAGATCGCCCGCCTGGTCGGCATCGACCCCAAGACGCTCCGGTTCCACTACGCCGACCAAATCGAACTGGGAGGCATCAAGGCGACGGCCAAGGTGGCGCAGAACCTGTTCACCATGGCATGCAAGCCCACTCGTGAAGGTCTGTCGGCTGCGATCTTCTGGCTGAAGGTGCGCGCCGGCTGGTCGGAGTACGCGCCGAAGCGCGTGGACGAGCCCCTGGGCAAGAAAGAGGCTGCCGAGCGCGATGCGCTGACGGCGGGCGCCGACAACGAGTGGGGCCGCTTGGTCAACTGACATGGAGCCGTGGTCGCTTGCCGTACCGGACTGGCGGGAACGCATCCGGACGGGGCGATCGCTATTGCCCGATCTGCCGCACCTCAATCGTGGCCAGGCTAACCGGGCGATCGCGATCTTCAACAAGCTGCGGCTGCCAGATGTGATCGGCACGCCGGCGCTGGCCGAAGCGGGGGCGGACTGGTTCCGCGAGATCGTGGGCGCCCTGCATGGCTCGTTCGATCCGGTCGCTCGGGAGCGGATGATCCGCGAGATCTTCCTGCTGGCGCCGAAGAAGAGTTCGAAGACGTCCTACGCCGCGGCGCTGATGGTGACGACGCTGCTGATGAACGAGCGGCCGCGGGCGGAATTCCTGCTGGTCGCGCCCACGGTGTCGCTGGCGCACATCGCCTTTAGCCAAGCGCTGGGCATGGTCGACAAGGATCCGGACGAGTTTCTCAGGAAGCGCCTGCACGTGCAGGAGCACCTGCGCAAGATCACGGACCGGCGGACCAAGGCGACGCTGGAGATCAAGGCGTTCGACACCACGGTGCTGACCGGGGTGAAACCCACTGGCGTGCTGCTGGACGAGCTGCACGAGATCGCCAAGGTATCGGCGGCCGAGCGCATCATCGGCCAGCTGCGGGGCGGGCTGCTGCCCAACCCCGAGGGCTTCCTGGTCTTCATCACGACGCAGTCGGACGAGCCGCCGCGAGGGGCGTTTCGGGCCGAGCTCATGGTGGCGCGCGCCATTCGGGACGGTAAAGCCCAGGGAGCGATGCTCCCGGTGCTCTATGAGTTCCCGGAGGACATCGCCAACGATCCGGCCGATCCGCCGGCGTGGCAGGACTCCCGGAACTGGTGGATGGTCACGCCCAACCGCGACCGGTCAGTCACGATCAAGCGGCTGGAGGACGACTGGGCGCAGGCCAAGGCCAAGGGGCAGGGCGAGATCATCCGCTGGGCCTCCCAGCATCTCAACATCGAGATCGGGCTCGCGCTGCGCTCGGATCGCTGGGTGGGCGCCGATCTCTGGCAACGGGCGGCCGACAGGACGCTCACCCTGGACGCGCTGCTCGAGCGGAGCGAAGTGGTAGTGATCGGCATCGACGGCGGCGGCCTGGACGATCTGCTGGGCCTGGCGGTGCTGGGACGCGATGCGGTCACGCGGGATTGGCTCCTGTGGTCGCGTGCCTGGGCACACCAGGCGGTGCTGACGCGGCGGAAGGGCGAGGTTTCGGTCCTGAGGGACTTCGAAGCCGCCGGCGAACTGTCCATCGTAGACGACCTTGGCCAGGACCTCGCCGAGATCACCGATGTCTGCCGCCGGGTCGATAGCACAGGCCGGTTGGCCGCTGTCGGACTCGATCCGTTCGGCGTCGGCGCCATCGTCGACGCATTGGCCGAGGTGGGGATCACCGGCAACGACCGGGTGGTTGGCATCACGCAGGGCTGGAAGCTGACCGGGGCGATCAAGGCAGCGGAGCGCAAGCTCGCGAACGGCACGCTGTGGCATGGAGGGTTGAAGTTAATGGCCTGGTCCGTCGGCAATGCCCGGGTCGAGCCCAAGGGCAACGCGATCACGATTACCAAGCAGGCGTCGGGATCGGCCAAGATCGACCCGCTGATGGCGGCGTTCAACGCCGTCGCACTGATGACCACGAACCCGCAGGCGCGAGGACGATCATACCTCGAGGCGAACGACATGCTGATCGTCTGATTAGCCAACAAGAAAAAGCCCGCTGCCTGTGACGGCAGCGGGCTCCTTGTCAGGCCCACATCTTCAGCGATGTGAAGCCTCCCCAGTTGCCTCTTCGGGCAATTGAGCAAACGGTGCGACAGACGACCTGTCCTCTGCAATCTTACCCAAGGTCAGGATATCTCGACGATATAGACCTCGCCAAAGCTGTAGGGGCCATACTGGTGAAGGCTTCGGTTGGTTTCGGACTCAATCAGGGCCTTACTCACGCGTGCCATCTTTTCCTCGGCCAGTGGCACGAGGATGCTGTGAAGAACGGCTAATTTCAAACCGTGGCTGGCCAGCAGCAGGCGCGACAGCGCGGTATCGACGAAGCCGTTGTGGGTGATGATTGCCCGGCCACCTGGCTGCAGTCGTTGGGGCAGTTCATCGATAAATCGATCCAGAAGCCTGCGGCCATCGGGTCCACCGACACTCCATGTCGAGCGGCGTCCGGGAACGGTCCCATCGTTCATGGGAAAATGCGGCAGGTTTGCGAGAATAGTGTCGAAGCGGCGACTACCCAGCGGTTGCCAGAGATCTCCAACATGGAATTCAGCCTTGTCACCATGGCCGAGGTCAGTGAGCAGACGCTGGCTGGCAAGGACAGCATCTTCTTCTATGTCCACACCGCAGACATGGCTCGCACCAAGTTGCGCAGCGGCGGCCAGAACGACCCCACTTCCGGACCCAAGTTCCAGGACGTGCTTCCCGCGAACGAGTTCCGGATCGCGCTGGATCGCGTAGATCAGGGCAGCTGTGTATTCGCTGGGGCGGAGGGCCGCCACGGCTGGGGTGAGGGAAGCGCGGGTGAGGCGGTCTGGTGTCAGAAACAAAGTACCTCGCCACTCGCACGAGCTTTGGATGCCCTTCACGGAAGGGCGGTTTGCCCGGCTTCGGGGCCTCCCGATGGCAGCGGTCTCCCGCTTGACGCGCCTCATGTCGGGACGGCGCTGCAGCCCACCGACTTGTAGTGCGTACCTCTGCAAACCTGGAAACGAAACTGTAGCCAAACCGGTTCTGTTCGATGATGCGATCCATGGGGTTGATCCTGTCCACCATATTGCCCGGACTTCTGCGCGACCTCGCCGGCCTCGGCGGTGTCAGCCTCGTTTCCTACGGCGCCTGGCTGATCTACCCACCGGCCGGCTTCATCGTCGGAGGGAGCCTGATGATCGCTGGCGCGCTGCTGCTGGCCCTCGGTAGCCGCCCGGCCGGGTGATGGCAGGATTGTTCGGTTCCCTGGCGTCCGGCCTGCGGCGTCGGGAGACCAAGGCGGCTGACGTATCCGGGCTGACCTGGTCGGCGCTGTTCGGCCAGCAGAACTCGCGGGCCGGCGTGTCGGTCAACGTCGACAGTGCGCTGAAGGTATCGACGGTGTTCGCTTGCCTGCGCGTCCTGGCCGACGGCATCGCGCAGGTGCCCCTTAAACTGTACCGGGAGAAGGCCGACGGCTCGAAGGAGCTGGCGAAGGATCATCCGGCCTACCGGCTGCTGTCGAGGCGGCCGAACGAATGGATGACCTCGTTCGAGTTTAGGCAGGTCATGATGTTCCATGCTGTTCTGCTCGGGAACGGCTGCGCCTACATCGGCCGGATCCGGGGCGCGCCGCGCGAGATGATCCCGTTGGTGCCGGGCAGTTATACGATCGAGCAGGCGGCTGACTACACGCTCAACTACCGGGTGACCGACCTGGGTGGCCGCGCCGCAGTGCTGCCGCGGGAGGACGTGTTCCACCTCCGGGGACCGAGTTGGACCGGCACGGCCGGCCTGGACGCGCTGCAGGTGGCCCGCGAGGCAGTGGGGCTCGCGATCGCGACCGAGCAGACGCATGCAGCTCTCCACGCCAATGGCACCCAGCCGGGCGGCGTTTTGTCCGTAAAGGGCTCGCTGGACGATGCGGCACGCGCGCGCCTCAAGGAAGCCTGGGCGCAGTACCAGGGCGGCCTGCAGAACCGGTTCAAGACGGCCGTTCTGGACATGGACAGCACCTGGACGCCGCTCGCCATGAAGGGCGTCGATTCGGAGCACCTGGACACGCGGCGCTTCCAGATCGAGGAGATCTGCCGGGACCTGAAGGTATTCCCGCAGATGGTGGGCTACGCCGACAAGACGGCGACTTTCGCGTCGGCCGAAGCCTTCTTCCTGGCGCACGTGATCCACACGCTGGCGCCGTGGATCGAGAACTGGGAGCAGTCGCTGGCCCGCGACCTGTTCCCGGATGAAGACGATATCGTCGCCAAGTTCTCCCTGCAGGGGCTGCTGCGCGGCGACAACACGGCGCGCGCCAACTTCTACGCCAGCGGCATCACGAACGGCTGGTTGACCCGGAATGAAGCCCGCCGCTTCGAGGACCTGAACCCGATCGACGGACTGGAGGAGCCATTGCTGCCGTTGAACATGGCAACACAGGCAGAGCGGTCGGCACTGCAGCCTGATGGAGGCAATAGCTGATGCGACTGACGGCGACCCGACCGTTCGAGGTGAAGTTCGCCAAGGACGGACCGCCGGGATCCTTCTCCGGCTACGGTGCCGTGTTCGGCAATGTCGACGACGGTGGCGATGTGCTGGTGAAGGGCGCCTTCGCGGCCTCGCTGGCCGGCTGGAAGGCACGGGCCAAGCTGCCGAAGATGCTCTGGCAGCACGGGCTGGGCACGGCGGCCGAGGACAAGATGCCGGTCGGCTACTGGACAGCCATGGAAGAGGATGCCCACGGGCTGAAGGTTGAGGGCCAGCTCGACCCGATCGATACGGAGCGGGGGCGAACGCTGCTCGCGGGCCTGCGCAACGGCTCGATCGACGCCATGTCGATCACCTATTCGGCCGTCGACGTCGCCTACGGCAAGACGGCAGCTGACCCCGTCAGGACCATCACAAAGGTCGAGCTCTACGAGGTCGGCCCGGTCCTGTGGGGGATGAACCCCCTGGCCGGCATCGAGGACGCCAAGGCGGCGTCCCGGATCCGCACGATACGAGATTTCGAGGCCTTCCTGCGGGACGCAGGCGGGTTCTCACATGCCGCCGCCAAGGCGATTGCCAACGGCGGCTACAAGGCCAATCCGAATCCTCGGGACGAGGGCGGGATGGACGACCTCCTGGACCTGCAGCGGCAGGCCGCGAGGCTTTTCAGTACCACCTGATTCCGAGGACAACATGCACGAACACAATCGCGCCGTCGGGCGCGCGCACGCGCTCGAGCGCAAGGAAGCCAGCGACCTCCCGGCCGTGCTGGCCGAGGTCAAGAAGATCGTGACGCCGCTGATGACGGGCTTCGAGGAGTACAAGAAGACCAACGACCAGCGGCTCCGCGAGATCGAGACCACGGGCAAGGCCGATCCGCTGACCGAGGAGAAGCTTTCGCGCATCGAGGCCACACTCGCGGGCTTCGAGACGGTGAACCAGAAGCTGGTCAACGCCGAGGCGCTGGAGGCCAAGCGCGCCGAGCGCGAGAAGCAGATGCAGGAGCAGCTCGACCGGCTCCAGCTGAAGGTCCAGCGACCCGGCATGGGCTCCGAGGAAGCCCGCGTCGAGCGCAAGGCCTACTTCAACGAATGGGCTCGTGGCGTCATTGGCGCCTACACGAGCGGTGTGCCGAACCTGCCGGAGCCCCAGGCCAAGGCGATCGCCCGGGCGACGGCGGAGTTCAAGTCGCTGTCGGTCAGCAACGACACGACCGGCGGCTACCTGGCGCCGGCAGAGTATGTGGCGGATATCATCAAGGGCATTACCCTCGTAAGCCCGGTACGCTCGCTGGTCTCGGTCAAGCCGACGGCGAACAAGTCGCGGATGCAGCCCAGGCGCACCGGCCAGTTTGCCGCCCAGTGGGTGGCTGAGCAGGGCACCCGATCGGAGACCACGGGGCTGGCCTACGGCATGGTCGAGATCCCGACGCACGAGATGTTCGCCCTGATCGACATCAGCCACCAGAACCTGGAGGACACGGCCTTCGATCTCGAAGCGGAGATCCGCGGCGAGGCCGAGGAGCAGTTTGCCGTGGCGGAAGGGGCGGCCGTGGTCGGCGGCAATGCGGTGGGCAAGCCCGAGGGCTGGCTCACGAATGCCGACATCGCGTCCACCAATTCTGGCACGGCAACCACGATCGCGGACGCGAACGGCCAGGCCGACGGGCTGCTCACGCTCAAGTACGCGCTGAAGAGCGGCTATGCGCGCAACGCCAAGTGGGCCCTGAACCGGACGACCATGGGTTCGGTGCGCAAGCTGAAGGACGCCAACAAGCAGTATATCTGGATGCCCGGCCTGGCGCAGGGGCAGCCGAAC